ACATAGTTCAAGTATCCGTCAACTTTTTCTGTCAACTCATCCCTAAAGGAAATGATTTCTTCTTGAAGATTCTTAGAATATTCTTCTTCCAGTTCTTCGGTTTTTTGTGTAGAAACTTCCATAACCTTCTGATAAACAGCTGCTTCAAAGATTGTAGATGCTTTTGCTTTGAAATCTTCAGAAAGTTCTTCACCTTGAACAAGTGCTTCGATGTCTTCTTTAACATTGATTTCTGGAAGATCAGTTGGTTTTATTTTCTTTTTCTTTTTACCAATCTTTGGATCTCCTGTTTTTGCATCTGCATCATCTGGCCCAATTGGAGTTGGTCCACCCAAATCTTCTGCTTCAGCAACATCCATTAAAGATTTCCACTTAGCGGTGACTTCTTCTTTTTTCATACCATTAACAGCATCAAAAAGAGCTTTAATCATTCCCGATTTAGTAGAAGGCATTTTGACTTCTTCTATTTTTTCTTCTTGAACTTCTTCTTCTTGAACTTCTTCTTCTGGAGTTTCAACAAGTTCATCCTGTTGTTCTACTTCTTCCAGAACTTCATCTTGGTTTGTAATTTCTTCGTTACTCATTTGAAAACTCCTAAAAATTTATAGTAAATTGGTTCGTGTTAATATTTATAATAATCATAAATTAGACATTAATTTGGTGAATTCTCTCAACTTAATTTCTTCAAGTTGTTTTGAAGGAGCTGCTTCAATAATTTTCTTCGCTCTTTCTATATCTTGTTCCTTTAGTAATCCATTATCCCAAACCCATTCTTTACCTTCCATAATACCTTCAACGAAAGCATTTGGAGCGGATGGATCAGCAACAATGTCTGCAGCGGTTGCAAGATAAAAATCGCTTTGAACGATTTGTGCTTTGTCTTTTGATTCTGATTTCAAAGTTCCCATTCCCCTTGAGGAAACACCCAACTTGCAACCTTCATCAATAAAACTCTTTACTATTTTTCCATTTGGTGTATCGAGTATTTTTGCTCGACCAACAAAGTTAGACCCCTCTTTTACCAAAGAAGTAATCATATGAGAAGCACGATCCAAATTAACAGTAGGACCGTCAGGATGACCTAACTCTCCAAATGCACGTTTTGGTTCAACGTATTCTTTCACATAACGTTTTACTTCTTTTTCTAGAACGCCCAAAGGATATATTCTTCCGTTTTTATTTTTCGTTTCCGATTGCATAAAAATACCTTCGATAAAATACTGCTTAGGTTTATCGGAACTTGCTTCAACTAGTTCATAATCCACGGCTTCTTGTAACTCGCAAATTAATTTCATTTTGACCTACCCTTTGTTATTAAATGCAAAATCTAAGACTTTCATGAATGATTTTGTATCTTTGTTCATGTTGTCTTGTGTTTTTTTCTTATTACTACTATTTAGTGAATCGAATGTCTTCAGAATAGTTTTTGCTGAATCTGCATCAATTGGTACAGATGTTCCAGATTTGAAAGTTATATTCGATTCTTTTTTCTTTTTTACTATACTTCTTAGTTGGTCTATAACATCTTCACCCAAAGGTTTTTTTGACCGTATTACCTCTTCTACTTTTTTCTCGGTCACAGGAAAACCTATTGATTTTCTAAACTCTTTAAACGATTTCATTATATACCAGTTGACGCTACTACTGTGTAAGTACCATTTGTTACATTTGCTAGTATAAATTGGTCAGGATCTTTATTAATTACTGTTACTGACGCCGCAGGTAAAGTAATAGAACCCTGAACCGTTCCGCCCGTTCCTCCTTCAGTTCCATCATTTTCAACTACTGAAATGATTGAAACAGCTGAGCAATAAACTGCAACAGATGTTGCTTTACCCAAACTTAATTCGGTGGCAGTTGTGGCAGTTTTTGCTGCTAATAGTTTCATTGTGTCTCCATTGGTTGTGCTTCTACTTCTGGTTGAATTTCTATTTTATCCTGAAACATACTAGCAGAAACTTCTTGTTTTCTTGTTGCTAAAGAATTCATTACTTTATCTGCTATGATTGAATCAAAAGCATCGTTTACTTTTATTGGTTGTGAATTCATCGCAAAATCTACAATGTCTACAGCTTTAAATTCTTTTTGTGCTGGTTGTTCTGCCATTTTTTATCTCCAAAAAATTATCTATTAATATTTATAAACATTATTTACACTTTAAACATCATCAATGGTCATATCACCATCAAAATCACCCTCTTTTTTCTCTTTTTCTATCTGTACATCTTCGGTTCTTATTTCTTCTTCTGACTGTCTTAGAATGTTCTTTCTAAAATATTCTCTAGAATAATAATTACCGACATATTCTTCCATGTTTCTGGCAAGATCAACTCTTTGGGTCATTGTTTCTTGTTGTTTGAATTCTGTATAGTAATGATCCTTTTCAAACTTATAATGAACTTTGTCTCTTATTTGTGACCATTCTTCAGAAGTTATTATGTTCTTCAGTAACAATTGTTTTTCTAGTATTTCACCGAAAAGCATTGAAAATCTTGTTTGTAATTTACCAATAAACTTACTGAAAAGAAGCTCGTCCCTAGTAATCTCGCTTTCTCTCCCCAAAGAGAAACCAGAGTCAGCCTCTAGTCGAGATACAGGAACGTGCATTGCCTTGTACATTTTCTTTTGAAAGTATTCTACATCCTCTAATTGACCTAGATTTTCTCCGCCTGGAAGAGTAGTAATCTCTGTTCCTCTACCACCTTCTCTACGAGGCAACCAATAATCTTCCAACATTGATTGGTGTCGTCTGTCGTCTTTGACTTCACCAGTAGTTGAATCATAAACCAGTTTATTTTTATATCGTGTCATGATGTCACGAATATATTGTTCTGCTTTTAATTTAGGTAGATTACCAACATCAATATAGAAAATCCTTCGTTCAGGTGCTCGTGAGATACGATAGATGACAATAGCATCTTCTACCATTCGGAGTTGATTGAGTGGTTTGATTGCTTTGTGGAGATAGGATAATACACCAGTTTTTGTAGGATTGAGTAAACCAGAAGTAGAGTATGCGATACTATCACCTGAAATTAGTATACCATCAGAAGTTCTATTTCCCAATCCAGATTCATTATAATTGAACATTGAATTGACACTTACTTCTTTTTTCTTTGGGTCAGCTGTATCTTTTTGATTGATCTGTTTTACTTTTTTGATTTTTGTAGCATCTAGACTACGGAGTTCAACAATTCCAAGATTTGGATTGTTCTCATCAATCATAATATGATAGTATAATTTACCTTCTACATACCATCTACGAAAAATATCGTAACCAAAATTATTAAAATTCAACAAATCCAATACTGTATTGAATTCATTAATTACTTTTTTCTTGATTCCATCAGATAGATTTGTTTTGTCAAGGATAATATCAACAGGATTTCGTGTATCATCTATTACAATTGATTCGTTGATAATATTGTCTATTGCTATTTCGCAATCAGAAGTTTGAGCCATTTCACGATATTTTAGGATCAGTTCAATTTCGGTTTTATACTGACCATCTAAATCTAGAGAGGTTCCGTAAGCACCAGCTCCAGATACCATCATGGAACCATCGTCATTTTCCGGCATAGTAAATGCTGGAACACTTGCGTTTGCTGCTCCTTGATTCTTTCTTTCAATTTTGAAACCGAATATTTCAAAAGCCATAATTTATTCTCCTAATATAATGTTTATTCATCTGTTTCATCTCCACCAAGAACGTCTTTTCGATCCCAATGATCATATGCCCAATTACAAGTATAAGTTTCTATTGCACTAGACTCCCAACTAAGAGGAATGCTAGATATTGAAGTTGGAAACGCACCTCTAAAATAATAGGTTTGTAATGACTTCCCATTTTTACTATACTGAGTTACATTTAAATCTGTTTTGTAATCAGCATTAGTGCCTTCGTTGACTGCAGATGTTCCTACTATATCGATATCTCTAGTATTTAGGTCAGGTTTTGACACTAAATTTATCCATCTTTCAAGATTTTTTCGTATATCAAAATTTTCATCGTTGATAATTGTAGTTTCCCACGCGTCAAAAGTTCTATCGGATGCAACTTTTAGTGCTTTTCCATGATAGAATATGTCGTATGTTGTAAGTGTAGATGCGGGAATAGATGAGGCTGAAATTAGGAATTTATATTTGTCACTACCGACTACCGATAGAGCGGAGGGGAAGTTAAGATTAACATTAAAAAGGGATGATCGTGCACCACCCCCTGTTAGATTTGATTTGAATTCTGAGATTCCGAAAGCCATTCATTTATCTATTTCTATGATTAGTTTGATGACCATGTATCAAAGCACCATTCTACTGAATACTCTTCTATACCGTCAGTTTCCCACGAAAGAGCAATCTCCCCAAGATTTGTAGGCCAAATATTATTAATGGTGTAACTTTGACCATCTTCACCGTCTTTGTTTACCTGAGTGACGGTAGCTTGTCCCTCGAAATATGCTCCATCTACAGTTGCATAAGGACCATAATCCGTATTTCTTTCGCCGTCTAATTGACCAGAAATTGTTCTCATCCATTCCATGATCTTATTTCTCATAGAAAAGTCATCATCATTAATTATAGTAGTCGTCCAGTTATCAAAAGTTCTAAATCCAGCATATTTAATTGGTCTTCCAACATAGTTTACAGGAAGAGCAGCAATAGTTGAGCCTGGAATCTGTGCAGATTTAACTAGTATAGCTTCGTTGTTTTTGAAAGATAAAGACCCATCAATCGAATTATCTATTTTTACTTTAAATAAATTAGGTCTTGCGCCCCCGCCGTTTGAAGCAATGTTAGATTTAAATTGTGAAACTGCAAATGCCATATTTTTCCTTTTAAATTATTCTTGGTCGCCCAAGTCTGTGGAAGTAAGTTGAGCAGTTGTAGTGTAATAGTTATATTCCCAAGTAACATTAAATTCTTCCATTGCACCTGTTGTGTCATAACTTAACTCCATTGCATCAACAGCACTTGGCCAACAATCTTGAAAATTAAAGTCTATTGCTACACTACCATCTTTTGTATATTGTCTTATTATAATCGTAGTATACCAATCAGCCGGAACCACACTCCCCGCTAAATTGTTTTCGCTTCCGTTAATATACTCTGCCCATTTCTCCATCGCGATTCTTATTCCATAATCTTCTGGATTAATGAACGTGGTGGATAAAGTTCCAAACGTCATTTCGCCAGGGATTTTAACTGTTCGACCAAAGTATTGCTTTTCTATTGGTGTAATAGTTAAGCCAGGAATTGAAGTAGTAGTACATTGATACTGAGATTTCCGTAGTGCCTCCAACCCTTCAGGTCCAGACGGAGAGTATATTTGAACGTCAAATAAACTAGGTCTAGCGCCCCCTAATGAGAGCGCCGACTTAAAATCTGAAATTTTTCCTATTGCCATTTAATTTCTCCTAATCTTGTTGTAATTATTTATATCAAAAATATTAAACAGCACCAACGACTTCAGAGAATTCTACACCACTTCTAACAGCAACAAAGTTGAGTTGGATGAAGTTGATAGCACGTGAAGGTTTGATAAAAATGTCTCCTCTAAACGAATTAGAATCTACAACTTGAGCAGTATTGTTAGAAGCATCACACACGACTCTAAAGTCCTGTATTCCACCTCTACCTTGAATGTCTCTCAAGAAAGGTTCTACCATTGCAACAAACTGTGAACGTGTGAACTCATCGTTGAATTCAAACATCTGAAACTTAGCAGCATTTGAAATTGCTTTTTCCAGAAGAATGAATAATCGTCTTACGTTGATTCTATCAAACGCAGATGGTTTAGTTAATTGTGTCTTATCTCCAAAAAGGAGTGTTCCTTCGCCTGGAAATGAAACAACAGGATTGACTTGTGCTTGGTACAACTTATCACGTTCCGCTTTCTTAGGATTGTAAGGAAGTTTTACCACACCTTTAATCTGACCTCTGGTAAAACCAGCTGGGGAAAAGAAAGGATCACGAACTTGATCTGTTCTAGCACAAGTTCCAGCTGTATCACCATTCAATGGAACATATCTGAATTTATCAGCGTGTTTGTCAAACTGATACTTATATCCAGAATCCATAACAGCGTAAGAGGAATTCTTATTGACAGTATCCCTAAAATCAATTACGTTATCTGTAGCAGTTGAAGAATCTGTTACACCAACAACATCTGCTTTTTCTGGTGAAAAGAAAGCAACACAATCTTTTCTTGCATCAGCAATATTATCAATAACGTGTCTTATGACTGTTGAACTGTGATTACCACACAACACAAGTGAAATATCCACATCTTCAGCAGATGCCATTAGGTCATATGCACGAATAATATCAGCACCTGACGGACCTGTTCCGTCTGTTCCACCATTAAAACTAAGTGACAATGGAAATGATGCATTTTCAAATGTATCTTGTGTTTGAGCACCCGATGCATCAGCGGTTGCACCCCAAGCACGGAATGTTGCAGTTCCGTCAGTAACTAATGTTCCGTTACCAGCGGTATCGTTACCGGCTACTGCAGATGAAGTTGTTCCGTGAGCACCCATTGTTGGATGGTCTAACCACCACACATATTTTGAATACTTATTGATGAAATTCTTGTAGAAAATATCTTCACCTTGACCATCTCTTGATGCACTTGCGACTGACAAATTAGCGTGTGCTTCTAAAACTTCTCCTTTTGTTCCTGACCAATCACCATTTTCATCGATAATAGCAACGTGAATTTCATCTTGTGCCATATCTTTGTCATCAGCAAAAGTGGAAGTCGTTGGTGCTCCTGTAGAAAATGCACCTTTGTATTCCCATTCTCTTGCGATAGCAGCGGTAGCATTAGTACCGTTGAATTTCGTAGAAGTTCCTATAACCGTATTTGATGTGATAGAATTAACTCTATGTGATTCTCCACCAATTACTATTGTATCACCAACAACAAACTGTTTGTCGAACATTGTTCCTGTTCCTGTTACAACTTTTGAATCAGCAGTAGTTACAGCTGTTCCCTTTATAAAAGTAGAAGTTGTCGAAAACGCAGAACGTTTCTGTATTGTAAATGCTTTGGCCGTCGCATCAGCTGTATCGGATGAACTTGTTGCAAATACTGATGCGGTATTCAAATCAGTAATTCCAGCTACTATATGGTATCCTACCTCGTCAGTAATTTTGATAGCATCTCCAACTCTTAATTCATCTAAAAATAAAGAACTTGCGGTTCCTTCTAATACACCAGTTGAAGCAGTCCAAGTTACTGTGCTTGTTCCTGTAACAGAAGGTCTATCAGCAGGACAAATTGACATTTTAAGACTGTTACCTAAAGCACCTGCCCATTTCGCTATAAATGGTCCTAGTGCAGCAAATCCTGAAATACCACCACCAATTGCTCCACTTTGTTCTGGATCAAATGTGTTATAGTAACTTTCAACAGTTGTTGTCTGAACGTTTACATATGTTGCGGTATTTGCAGCTGCATTTTTTGGTGCAGCTGCATTTGATGAAGTTGTGTTAGCAGCACGAACAACGTTCAAAGCACTTGTGTATGCTAAGAAGTTAGCTGCAGTATAGAATGCTTCAAAATTGTTATCGTCTGGTTTTTGAAAAACATCTACCAGATTGTCTTGATCTGTAACCAAAGAAATTTGTTCTATTGGCCCCCAATTGAACCTACCAGCAAAACCACCGACTGAAGTACCAGCGGATACTACTACATTAGTAAGGTCAATTTCAGATGTGTTTACGCCAGGACTTACTTGAAAGGCCATATCTTCTCTCCGTTAAATTTATTTTTTGAGTTTTTCGTTGTAAAGTATATTAGTTA